GTAGTGGTAAAGGCGGAGGAAATGATTTTATTAAAAGAAGAATGAAACTTGCTGGTGCAGGATCTGCTTTAGGCAGAGCCGCTAAAGCATCTAAATGGGGAAAAATAGCTTTAGGTGTTGGTGCTGCGGGAGTCGCTGCACAACAATATTTAAAAGGTAAATGGAAAAAGAAAAAAGGTGAAACTACAACTCAAAAGAAAATGGGTGGTGGCATGATGCAAAAACCTATGGGTTATAAACATGGCGGTGGTTATGATTCTGGTACTCCAGGTATGTTTAGAGACATTGCATCTAAAGGTGGTTTTAGACCTATACCAACAACACCAAAAGGTGGCCCAAAAGTAATAGGACCAGATGATCCAAGATACGGAAGAGCTAAAAAATATTTTGAAGCACAAGAGAAAAAGAAAAAAATTAAATCTATAGGTAAGGCAATTGCTAAAGCTGCAGTTCCTGGAGCTGGAGCCGTAGGAATTGCTAAGAAAATTGTTTCAAAAATAAAAGAGTCTGGAAGTTCTGGAAAACCATCAAAAGGAATTGGTGGAAAAACAGGTGGTAAAGGTAGACCAACTACAACTAAATACGATCCTAGTAGAAATCCAAATCCAAAAACACCAAAGTTAATGAATATAGGTGGTTCGGTAACCGTTAAAACTAAAATAGGAAAGAATTTTCCGACTAAAACATATTAGGGGGATTAATGTCCCTAAAGAATATTCTATTCGGGATTGGTAAAAAGGTATTCGGTAAGAAACCACAACCATCACCGGCTACCGGAAAACAGCAAGGTCTAATCACATACGAAAAAAAGAATCTTCAATCCACAGGTAAAGATCTAGCTACCCAAGATTTAAAGAATCCTCCAGTTGTTCTTAAAAAAACTAAGCCCCTTCACATGGGCGATAAAACTCCCCCAGCTTTTGGTTCTTCAACTTATGATTGGATCATGAAAAAAGGTTCGGGTAAATTTACTGCGGATGAATGGGTAGATCATTTAACTTCTACTAGAAAAGAAACATTTAAATTATGGGGTAAACCTGCAACTAGAACTGTAAGGGATACTAAAAGATTTAAGTACGATTCAGGAGAATTTCAAGGGAAAGAAGTAACTGTTGGTAAAGAAGAATTATTCGATTCTAATCTTGCTGTCTTTAACGAATTAGGAGATCTTACAGGTGGACTGTTATACGCTGCTAAGAAGTTTGGTTTAAAATTAGATGCCAATGAGTTAGGTGCTATGGTTAAATTAAATCCTATTAATAGATTAAAGCCTATGGAATTAGGTGTACCTAAAGGAGCTATGGAAGCTTTAGAGACTCAAGTTAAAACTGCAGGGGAACAAATAAAAGGATTATCTAAAAAATATGCAGGTAGGAGTGAATCAGTAAAAGATGAATTAGACTCCCTAAGTTATCATTTGAAAGGTGTAACAGGCAGAGGAAGTAACGAACAATTAATAAATTCAACAGATGATTTTATGTCTTCTATTAAAGATATTAGAAAAATGAGTGACGTACTTCCCGAGGATAAAAAAATATTAAATCAAATAATGGGTAATTTAGATGCAAGAGTTGCTCCTGTAAAAGGAGCTAAAACAAGATATGCAAACGAAACAAGTTATACCTTACAAGGTGGTAAAGATTATAGAGAAACTATATTTTATTTAGATGAGCCAATCGCATCTAACTCAAATCCTTTAAAAACAGGAGGACACTTTAGTGACACGGGTGCTAAGAATCAGATTTATCACGTAAGATACGATACAAGGTTTACTCCAGATAATAAAAAAGTTTTTATGATTAATGAAATACAATCAGATGTTAACCAACCCATAGCAAAAGCTTTAAGTAAGATGCAGCAATTGGGAGGAGAGAAAAGAGTCAATCCTTTTCAAGCTGATATAGAAATGAATTTACTGGCAAACAATAGATCTAAATTAATGGCAGAGATGAATGAAGCTGTTGCAAAAAACCAACCTCTTAAAGCCAGAGCTATTGGTAAAGAAGTATCAGAAATTCAAAGAAAATTAAATTCAGTTTTTCAAAAAAGAGGATCATCAGGGGAAGGTAGAATGGATTATTTTCCTATGGTTGAGGCAGATCAATACGGAGATCATGCTTTAAAATATTTAGTACAAAAAGCGGCTAGAGAAGGTGTTGATTATGTAGCCGTTGCTCCCTTTAATAAATTAAGTTTTAGACAAGGGTACAAAGCTGGTAACGAAAGATTTTATGGATATGCAACTGGTAAAGGTATAGATCAAAAAGGTAAAGCAGTAATGCCAGAACTTATGAAAAAATTATCTAGATTTTATAATACAAAAGCAGGACCTACTAAAATATCTCTTTCAGATCCAAAGATGCCATACAAAACAGTGAAAAAAGATAAATTTAAGTATCCTGATAAATCAGCAAAAAAAGGTAAAGAAATTTCAAGCGACTATCATGAAAGAGCCGAAGCAAATCCTTTTACTGGATCTAAGCTTATACCTACAGGAGATCCAAGGTTGTATTTCGATGCATTTGCTATTAAAGTGGAACCTTTAATGAAACTTACACAAAAAACTTATAAAGCCAAAGGGGGATTGGTGGTGGATATGTTTAAACCTATGAGGTACAATACATTATGGCTATAGAAAAGAATAATGAATTCATAGAAGAAGAGGCAATATCTACAGAGGGTGAACAACCTGAAGGTATGCCTGTAGATGTAACTATTGAAGGCGAGGAAGAAGAAGTTGGAGAAAGACCTCAAGATGATTTTAATGCCAATTTAGCAGAGGAGATGGATGAAAGAACTCTTAGAGAGATGTCATCAACATTGGTTCAAGACTATAAAAAAGATAAAGGCTCTAGAAAAGATTGGGAAGACGCATACATAAAAGGTTTAGATTTACTAGGAACTAAATATATTAATGTTACAAGACCATTTAAAGGTGCATCTAATGTAACACACCCAATGCTTGCAGAAGCAGTCACACAATTTCAAGCACAAGCTTATAAAGAATTAGTTCCATCAGATGGACCTGTAAGAACACAAACTGTTGGTTTAAAAACACCCGCTATTGAGCAACAATCAGAAAGAGTAAAAGATTACATGAACTTTCTTCTAATGGAAGAGATGGAAGAATATACAACAGACATGGATCAAATGTTATTCTATTTACCATTGTCCGGTAGTACCTTTAAAAAAATATATTACGATGCACTATTGATGAGACCCGTCTCAAAATTTATACCTGCTGAAGATATTGTAGTGCCTTACTATGCATCTGATTTAAAAGATTGCGAAAGAATTACACACGTCATTAAAATGACGAAAAATGACATTAATAAAAAAATGGCGGCAGGGTTTTATAGAGATATAGAATTAAACGAAGGAGAGCCAGAGCAAGATAATTTACAGAAAAAATTACATGAGCTTGAAGGAGTCAAAAAAACTGGAGACGATTATTTACATACAGTTTTAGAAATGCATGTTGATTTAAATTTAGATGAATACGAAGACTTTGATGACCAAGCTAAAAAAATTAAAATTCCTTATGTTGTTACTATAGATGAAGGTAGCGGTGAGATATTATCAATTTATAGAAACTACAAACCAAATGATTTAAATTATTCTAGAGTAGAATACTTTGTTCATTACAAATTTTTACCAGGATTAGGTTTTTATGGTTTTGGTTTAACTCATATGATCGGTGGTTTGTCTCAAGCAGCAACACAATCACTTAGACAATTAATAGATGCAGGAACTTTAAAAAATTTACCTGCTGGATTTAAGTCGAGAGGTATTAGAGTTAGAGATGATGATCAACCAATGCAACCAGGAGAGTTTAGAGACGTAGATGCACCTGGTGGAAACATACGAGATCAATTTTTCCCATTACCATTTAGTGAACCATCTGTAACACTATACAATCTTTTAGGTTTTGTAGTACAAGCTGGACAAAAATTTGCTGCTATCACAGATTCAAACGTAGGAAACGACACACAAAACAGAGCAGTTGGAACTACTGTTGCTCTTATGGAACGTGGCTCAAGAGTTATGAGTGGTGTTCATAAACGTTGTTACTATGCAATGAGACTAGAGTTTAAAATTTTATCAAGAATTTGTTCTGATTTCTTACCTAAAGAATATCCTTATGATGTTTATGGTGGCCCAAGACAAATTAAACAAGCAGATTTCGATGGTAGAGTAGATGTTTTACCTGTTGCAGATCCAAATATTATGTCTATGGCGCAAAGAGTTACATTAGCACAAACTCAATTACAAGTTGCTTCATCTAATCCACAAATGCATAATTTACATGAAGCTTACAGAAGAGTTTACGAAGCTTTAGGTACTAAACAGATAGAAAGTTTACTTAAACCACCTCCTAAGCAGCCAGAACCTATGGATCCTGCGAAAGAAAATGCACGTGCATTACAAATGCAAATATTAACTGCATTTGAATTTCAAGATCATGATGCACACATACAAGCACACATGGCTTTTATGGCTACAAGAATGGTACAAATTAATCCACAAGTCTATGCGTTGCTTCAATCTCATATTTCTGACCACATTTCTTGGAAAGCAAGACAAGAAGTTAATGAAATGATATCCCAAAATCCACAAATGCAAGAAATGCAACAAGCAGATCCAAAGCAATTTAGAATTGTGTTTGATGCCGAGGTTGCAAAAAGAGCTGCACAGATAACTCAAGAGCTTGCACAAAGTGAAATGCAGGCAAACGCAGCTAAACAAGATCCGTTAGTAAGAATTAAACAACAAGAAGTTGATTTAAGAGCTATGGACATGCAAAGAAAAGCGGAAGAGACGCAATTTAAACAAGAACAAGAAAATCAAAGAGCATCTGAGAGACTTGATTTCGAATATGATCGTCTTGCAACACAAGATCAGCAATCAGATGACAGATTAGATGTAGCTAGGCAAAAACTTGAGCAACAGAATAAAAAATAAATATAGTCAAACGAAAAATCTAAGCGGTGGCGTTAGATTTGGACCACCTCCACTAAGAGGCCCCAACCCACAAGGTCTCAAAAGGAAAAAATTCAAAAATGTCGAAACCTACACCAAAAAAACCGTCTCTGTACGATAACCTTTCTGAAAAAGAAAAAATTTTATTTTTAGCAGGGGTTTTTGAAGGAGAAGGTAGCTTCGGTATTTGGTCAAAGCTAAAAACTAAAAAATATTTTGCTTGTTCAGTAGAAATGACAGATAAAGATGTTGTACAGCTTTTTCATGATCACTTTGGGGGATGTATTTACCTTTGTAAACGTAGAAAAGCGCACCATAAAGACACTTGGAGATGGCGGGTTAATGGTAAGGGGGCTTTAAACACACTTCATAAAATGATAGATTATTTAAGTATTAGACGGAAGGAGAAATTCGACAATGTGGTTCAGTGCCTTAAAATTAGCGGTTAGCGCAGGTAGCAAAATTTATGCTAACAAACAGAAAGCTAAAATGGCTATGTCTGATGCACAGCTATTACACGCAGAGCGACAAGCCCGAGGTGAGGAAGCTTACCAAGGAAAACTTTTAGAAGCCCGTCAAAACGATTATAAGGACG